AGCATATTCCATCCACATCGGGCTGAATACCCGAGCAACACGGAAGATGTCTTCAGCGGTTGCACCTGGCTCGATTAGATAGCGGTTACCAACCTTGGCTTGGAAGGCAGCAGTTAGAACAGTCGGCTTCACGACCAAGATTTGTTCACCTTCAGACCGAATCCATTGGCGAGCACCAACCACACCATCATAAAGGTTATCACCAGCATTTACGGTGTAGTTAGAAGCCACTAAAGTACCATATCCAGATTGTGCAGAACAGTCAGCAGCAATCGGGAATAGACCGGTATTAGTAGCAGAATCAAACATTCGCAAATCAGCATCAGTTCCAGCAGGAGCCGAGCGACCATCTCCAATGAAGATTGCACGCTCTACTGATAGCAAGATTTGGTCAAGAAGTTCACGAGAGCGGAACTCTAATAGTTCAGGATTCTCATAAATTTCCATCGCATCAAGCGAGAGTTTCTTATAAATCATTTTGTCATAAGCAACACGAATGGTGTTGGTGATAGTTTCGTCAACTTTAGTATCACCTTTTTTGAAGCCTTGTGCTTCATTGCCGTATTCGCTAGTGCCAGCAAGGGCATTGTTTCGCAAACCACGACCATTGGTGCCACCGATATGTGCAATATAAGATAAAATGCCATCATTATGTTCCATGGCTTCAGTGAACATATTGGTGATGTTCAATGGAGTGCCAAGACCAGTAACAGCATCTTTAGATTCAAGCACAGAATTAAATTTTTGGTCAAATTTGAAGTTAGAAGCCTTCAAAGCATCACGAATAGCATTGTATCGAGCTTTCTTAGCTTCTACTTTTGCATCTTTAGATACAACAGGCGTTTCGTTTTTCACAGCTCTATCCCTAAAGTTAATGTTAATATTATGGACTACTGAATCCTTGGTTTCTTCAGTTTTTTCTTCTTCTGCTGGTTTTTCTTCATCACGAGCAGTAGGTTGAACTTCAGATTCAGGCACATCAGTAGTAAACTCATCCACGACTTCAGCAGCCTTCTCGACTAAATCTTCAGCGAGTTTCTGCTTCATCACCGTATTTTCTTTCGGAGTGAGTTCATCTTTAGTTTCGCTCATTTGAGTTTCTCCTAAATCATTATTATTATTTTCACCATCATCAGCTTCAATAGCCTCGCTCCCTTGAGCACCTAGGTTTTTATCAGCTTCAATATGGTCAATAGTTTTAGCACGGGGGTCGTTTCCAGTCAATACCATTGAAATCTCCCGTAAAATTCCAATAGGTTCTTCAATATTCAATCCTACACCATAATAACCATCTGGGAACCAATCAATTCCCGTAGAATAACTTGCATCTTCGGAAATCGCATAAGCATGGTCAGCAAGTCGGTCATCATTAGCAAAATACATCCGTGCATGGAGCCCGTCTTCCTCTAACCATACTTTACATGAGCCGAACTGCTTTTCAATGGTGTCAACTAATTCACCATCTTTAATTTCGCCATGGTCAGCTTGAGCTTTCACGGTGTATTCTTCTTTTTGTTTATCTGGGTTAGTATTCAGTGTTTTGATAGCAATAGGTTTACCATCCCTACCCATCACGTACAAATTGTCTAAATCTCGGATTTCCCCAGATTCCATAATTTGTCCTGAATTTGCAAGAATGTTCCTAAAACGCCTATCTTCAGAGCTTTTCGCATCTTTTAACACTTGAGCATCATAGAACTTCATAGTTTTATCATAGCATACTTTTTATGTTCTGAAAAGCCTTTGCACGAAAATAGGCTGCTTAGTTTGAGCAACCTATCTCATTTATTTTTATTTTAGCGAGATGAATTATAGTGTGCATGTTCGCCCAAACAATGGACGCATTTTAATTATACCACATTATTTACGAATAATGGTATCACCTGCATACAAACCATAGCCAGTTCCGTGGGTCCATCCGAAAAAAACTGTATTTCCGGTTGTTTCAGAAACCCAGCTTTGTGCGTAGGCATCCATATCAGCACCCCATTTTACTTCACCTTCACAGCGTAACATAATATCGCCTAAAGTATCACCTTCAACCACGTCAATACGACTACAAGTATCAACAGCTGGTTCCGGTTCTGGTGCCGGAGCTGGTGCGTCCCAAATCAACGGCATAGCTGCACCAATGAAATCTCGTGTCGAAATGTTGATAATATTTGTAGCGGCGCCACCGCTAGCACAATATCCTCCGCCTTGATTTTGCCCAAGTAAAGTAATGTATCCGTTATTAGTGGTTCCTAAGGCGATTCCCTCGTGACCATAAACCCCAGAGCCAAAATAGACGTGTGCACCAGCTACGATTTGGTTAGGGTCCCATATCATCCGATACTTGTCTGGCGTATAATTCTGTTGCCAACACCCGTCAGCAATCACCCCCTTAGCTGCACCAGTTCCACAAGTCGTAAGTACCTTGCCGGTATATTGATAGTGCATTGCGGCCACAAGGTCCCAGCACTGTGCACCATAATAACCGTCTACATCTATACACTGACCAAGAGTAGCATTAGCAAACGCTTGTGGGCTTGAGATGTCTAGTGTCGGAACATAAGCACCTTGTCCACATTCTTCACCCTCTGGACATTCAGGATTATTCACTTCGGTTACTGGTCCATTAGACTCAACGGCTTCAACGGTTTTAATTTCCTCACCGTCTATTTTAATTTCTCCTTGTCCATATTCAATATCGGATAATCCATCAGTTAGTTCAGGAGTAGCCGTTTCTTGTGAATAAGTGATAGTTGCACTAGTTTTACCATTTTCGATATTGATAGTTATAGTTGCACTAGTTATAGCAGCAGCGATACCTAGAATCACTACTATTATGATTGATATTATGGTATTCTTCTTCATGAAAGTCCTTTCATTTTAATGTCTTAAAATAATAATAGCATTTTTCCAACTAATGTCAAATATTAATGTTTTACAAGATTGATTTTACGACTATGAAGGTGTGGGTGCCACGAGCGTCAATTATAAAACGTGCTATTTTATTCCTGGTAAATGGTTCTAGCTAGACTGATTATTAGTGATATTTTATCCCAATGACTTTTCTGATAACAATTTGCCTTTCATTAGTATAACCAGCTATTGACATACCACTAGCAGAGACTCCACCACCGACAGAGATAGATAGCGCCGTATTACTAACAGAACACCTCACAGCATACCAACCGACATTGTTACCATCTGCTCTAACAAGCGGCAAGTTGAATTGACTAAAATATTCTGAGATAATTTTCATTGATGATACATCGTTTTTGAAATCTTTTTGGTTGTAGTAAATCTCAAGAGCATCATAGTCAGCCACTGATTCTGATAGTGTTATGGAATTTACTGTTGTAGTGGAGCTTGATGCAGTGTACAAAACTGAGCGTATAGTCGTAAAATCAATCTTGTCTGATGTTACTGCTCCATCGTTTATTTGTTCAGTTCCAATTGAGGCATTAGCTCCAGCTGCAATATTTTGAGAAGTTATATCAGTTGTACCACTCGTCACTGTTATCTGCGCTAAAATCACATAATAAGCAGTAGTTCCACTTGCTCCATCAGCAGTGATAGCAGTTCTAATAGTCCCATCATTTGGTACTACCGGAGTGTTAGCTGGTGTACCTTGAACAGCGATAATTCCACAAGCCGCTGGGTTATCAGCAACAGAGCTACTACCTTGAGGTGGGTTGTCTACATAGGCTACAATAACATCAATCCTTGAATTAGAACCTGGGGCTGCACCTAAAGTTACATTTATAGGCGAGCCACTGATATTATTGATTGTAGTTTTATTCCCTGCGTTGTCTTCGGCTACTGCCACATCCCTTGTATTCCCATCTCCACCAAGTGAAACAGTCATACCCGAATCTGGCACACAGCCCCATCCGCTCATTATTCCACTAGTATAAGCCGCCAAACCATCATTGAAGGCGTTTACTGATGTCCTGCCATCATAAGCCGCATTCGTTCCAACAGCATTATTAGGGTTTGTCATTGTTTTTTCTCCTTTCTTACTAAATCGTTATATTCGGCAAAACTTGCCACCTTCATTTTAATTTTTACAGCGTTGCATTTAGGACAATTTATCACACAATCAACGCTCTTATCTGTATCGCCTAAAATCCACCCGCATTTAGGACATCTAATTTTAATCGCTCCCATTATACTAATACCTCATCAAAGTAACATCTACAATTTACATGGGCATCTGGAATCCTGCCACTATCATTCCAAGAATTATGTTCCCAACCTACAACACCGTCCTCGGTTTCAACACTATCCGCAAAAGCTTTGCCTAAATCTACTTCTTGTCCAGCCATAGCAGCACAAACGGGACAAACTTTGCTGTCTTGTGATGTTCTCCAGACTAGCTTTACTTTTAATCCATATTTTTCGGATAAGATTTCATCTTGTTCTAAGCGCCCGCTTTTAATTGCATATACAGTCTCATTTCTAGCTATCATTTCAGCTCGTGCTCTTGGCAGTGCTTCTTGAAGCTTTTGTGCGATTTCATTAGCAGTTAAAAACTCGGATGATGTTAAAGTATCTTCAACAATTTGCTTAGTATAATCCACATAGCCATTGGCAAGTTGAGTAGCACGAGTTTTAATTCGCTCTTTTAAGGCATCACTAACATAAACTTCGCCACCAGTGATGGTTTTTAAGATTTCGTTAGCCACATCTTTTTCTGCTAATAATCTCAAGGCTTCTGCACCCTCTAATTCTCCCATTTTAGCGTCATCTTCCAAAATAGAAATCATCTTATCAATTACTTCATCAATATCAACGTTAGTTTCAGGGTTAGATTGGTCCATCAAAGAACCTGCAAGCTCTATAAGTAAATCATAGAGTTGCCGCTCTTCTTTAGTCATTTCTGGTAAAGCATCTAGTGAATGGTGGCAGGTGCAATTATGCCCATGAACTACATCTGCCTTAGATTCTTTTGGGACAGGGCTTACCTCATCAATCGTGGACTTGGCTGGTTCCGGCGCTTCATAATCAATCGCTACCGGTGCATTTAACTCACCAACCAAGCCCTTATTATAAATTCCGCTAGCAGCAGCCTGCCATTCATCTGGCAATCCTAATGCTTTTACGGCAGCCTCGCCAGAAGCTCCTGCACTAATCAAATTCACTAGTGCTTCGCCTCGTATCCTCCCAATTTCGGCTTTGGCTTTTTCCCGTTCGGTCAATTCAGGGATTTCAAGGTCAAAGCTAATTCCATAGCCTAACCCACCAGTCAAACGGTCTAACTCATGTTGAAATTGATTCCAAAAGCTCACTAATGCAGGGTAAACTCTGCGCTTAGTAAACTGATGGTCACTCAATTCTGCATTGTCATATTTAGCACTTGCATCATCACCTAGAATGAAATTAGATACGCCAATAGCCTTATTTAATCTATCATTGACAATATCTACAATTTCTCTAATTGCTAGTGTAGAGTTATTCCCTTGGATAGTTTTGACTTCTACTTGGTCAACGCTCTGACCGGTATCGTTGTCAAATTGTCTCCAAGCGTAAACTGTTTTATTCCTATTCCTAGCACCTTTTAGTTTGTTCTCTAATTCTTTGCGAGTTGCTAAGTATTTAGCTTCTGTACTAGCAGTGATAAAAGTGATAGTTGCAGGAATAGCACCATTTTCAAAATAGGCTCTTTGGTATTGCGCAATTAAATCGTCAATTTGTGCCCAAATTTTAACAGCCGAAGCTGGTGAAACACCTTTTTGGATATTCCTTGGGCTTCTTGAAAATCTCAATCGCATCACCTGTTCTTCGTCTAAGACTTCTAAGCCTTCGGTAGTCATCACTTGCCATTCCCAGCGTCCATATCCTAAATACATTCTACATTCAGGTGGTATGATGGTGTACCCAATGATTTTGTCTCTTTTATCTCGCCATACATGAATATCTAGTTCATCTTCAGTCAGCCAAGTTGCGAACATTATATCTGCAAATTCAGACCAACCCATCTCATCATTAGGATTTCTAAGCCATGCAAGTTCGGGTGTTCTGGCTTCTGGCAATTTAGTACCACGCTCGGTAATACCGTATGGCATTACGCACTTCATTTCATCAATTAAAGGTCTAACTTGTGCAAAAAGATTTTCATAATCAGAACAAATTGGGCTTAAGAAAAACTGATTAGACAACTCTTGTGCAAAATTGCGGGACTTCTTACGCTTTATGGCATCTCTTAAATCAGCTATCAAACTCATCTTCAACCTCTTTCTTCTTTATAGTTTTGCGAGTTTTTTTAGTAGTTTTCTTTGGTTTTGCTAATAATTCTTCTAAAGTATCGGCAAATTTTTTCCCATCAGTAAAAAATGGCATAGTTTTAATGCCGTGTTTGAATATTGCTTCAGAACATAGTTCTTTTCCTTCAGGAGATGCGAAACTGACTTTTTTAACATCTAATCGTTTAGTTTCTATAATTTTTTTAAGTTTTTTACCACGATTTCCACATAATGGGCAGTCTTGGTAAACGCAAATTATTTTATTCATTCATTTCCTCCAATGCTCGGCTGATATATTTTTCAATAGCTCCATCAGTGGCTTTAGACAATCTGTTTATTCCAGTTTCACCACCTACTAAATATGTTTTAAGAACCACCTTATCATCGGTACTAAGTTTTTCACGAATGAACGATTTAGCAAAATCTTCCTCAAAGCATGATGCTAAAATATCGTCTGCTTCTCGTGCCTTTTCGGCAGTATCAAATGATATATTATTTAGGCGCAGTTTTTTTTCTGCGTCAATTTTCGGCTCGCACATATGACCCTTGAAGTCTATTGGCTCAAGCCCGTTGAAGTGTAACATTGCTCTTTGCTCCTGTTTAGCTAATTTAAGCATAGCATATTATCTTAAAAAAAGGAAGTGGGAGCGATATAATATCGCTCCCGTAGATAAAGGACCACCTCCTTTCTTTGAGAAAAGGAGTTATTTTTATTATACCACATCAAAACTGAATTCGCTTTTTATTTAAATCGTCAATTGCGTACCTTAAAGCATCCATCAAGTGGTCTAATCCATCTTGTGGCTCGTCTAGTATTTCTCCTGTGCGTTTTTTACGCCATGCGTATGATAAGTATTCTTGTTTCAGATTTTTTCCATTGTAAATAATTTGCTTTTGACTCACACGGTCAATTCCACGCTTTACCGAACCAGCGTTTTTATCAGCACCTACAATCCTGAATCCTTTATTTTTAATTTCTGCTATAATCTCTGGTCTTGCTGAGTCTGCTACGATTAAAACATTGGGGTCTATATTTTGCGACATTAGAATTTCTGGGTATTGCGACCCTAATATCTTTTTTTGGTATAAAAGCTCTAATATGCCTATTTTATCGCCTTCTAGCTCATAAATTGCTACTAGTGCAGACTCATCATTGCTAAACCCAAAGTCTAATCCATAGCGCAATAGTCTACCTTTTTTGATTTCTTCAACACTAGCTTCTTGCCAACCGGAGTAGATGTTTCCTTCAAGCGAACCAATTTGACCTAGACCATAAACAATCCACCAGTTACTTGGCTCTTCACCTTCTTTGGGTTTGCGACTTTCAATGTTTTCTTTTTCTTGTGTGCTTAAGGCTTCGTTATCTATGTAGGTTAAAAGTAAAAAAGATGTTCTATCTTTATGCTTACCATCTACTAATTCATCATGTGCCCAAAATCTAGCACTTGGGTTGTAGTCTAAAATCACAAAATCACGGGTACGACCTGCTAATTGGTCAAAGGTTTCATAATCTATACCATTAGCTTCGTTCACGAATAATACATCACGGCGAGGACCACGAGAAGTCATATTATCAAGACTCAAAAACTCAATCTGTGAACCATTAGGAAATGTGTATAATTTAGCTGATTTATTATAATTTAAATCGTCCCACCTATCTGTTCCCTTCATAATATTGGTAAAATCACGAATAGCACCTGTGGATAAATGCCCGTAGGTCATTCCAGCAACAGTGATTAAAGAATTAGGGTAACTCTCGGCATATCCTACAAGTAAAATAAGAATCGAAAAAGTTTTTGATGAGCTCATCCCACCTTGAATCACCTTATAAAATGTCGGCTCATATAAAGTATCTTTAATTTTATTTAGCGCTGTTGTAACTGCTATCGGCATCTTCTCTCCATCCACTTGCTCTTATAGCACGACCTTGAGCTTCTGCTTCCTCTGGTGTTTTGTAAATTTTACCTTTACTTCCCCACCTATATCCAATGATTTTTCCACCGGCACTTCTAACTGGTCTTACTGGCATTTTTTACTCCTTTCATTTTAATTATAACTCAAACCTACTTTTTTCACTAAATTTATCCCTAATATATCTTCCGACATTTCCCGATTCAAAGCTAACATCCGAGGTGCTTAAAAACTCCCATCTGTTCATCACTATATCCATTTTATTATATTTTAATACCCTAATTTTCATATCGTGTTTACTCTCCCCTCCAATTTCCCAATAATTGCCATATAAACCTCGGCTCATTGGCTCATCCGGGAATAAATCTAATACTTTGAGCATTTTTTTACGGTTAATTAATATTGGCTTATGGACTGCATAATTTAAAGTACCTTTACCAGCATCATGGAGTGTTTTTACTAGGTGTCTAAGAGATGTAGTAAACCCATCTGGACCATTATGTTTTTTCTCTGTTTTTTCAATATATTTTACCAAATCACCGTTATATTGCGGCGGCATATTCTCACTCATTGGCTTCATGATAAAGAAATCATCATTGAATAGCCAAAAATCTTCGGTGATGTTGTCATTTTTACACGCTTCATATAGCATATTCCTAACTCGTTCCCATTTAGTAGGTGCAATCTGTCTAGGAGAAACATGGTAATCTGGTCTAATCCCATCAGGGCATCCACCGTAAAACCAAACGCTATTATATTGCCAATTGGCTTCTACTGAGCGTAAAGAATATCTTAGTTCCTCATTTTTAGGAGATTGCTTTAGAAAATAAACTATATCATATTTGCCGTTTGGCTGTTTATGGTAACCAAATCTATTGTATAATGGCGAATCTTGATGCTTTTTGATTTTCCTATCAATCCATTGGGCTTTTCTAGGAGTTTTTTGCTTCTTTTTTAATTTCTCAAGCTCGTCTAATAGTTTTTTTAACCGCTCTAAGTTTAATTCACCCCTACATAAAGATTCTTTATCATCAAAATAATGGTTTATCAAGGTTTGAGGGGCATGGTATAAACCATCATTAGCTAAAATGCACCTAATATTAAAAATCTCATCCTCTCCGAATTGCATGTCTTTGATAAACCTAATCTTGTACTTATTCAAAAAACTTTTCTTATAAAGCTTATTCCATACCATTGCCCAGCGTCTAGGTAAGCCATCTAAATTATAATAGCCTTTACGAAAATGGTCTTTATATGCAGTTACTCCATGACATCTGTATTGACCAAATTGGCAAATGTTAAATTCATGCCTAGTGATTCTAGTCATTATATCTAACGCTTCAGGTACTAAAGCATCATCTGCATCTAAAAAAGTAACATATTTATTTTTAGCTTTATCTAATCCTAAGTTTCTAGCTTCACTAACACCTTTATTCTTAGTCTTATAATACTCCCAATTGTTTCTTTTAGCGTATTCTTTACATATTTCACTAGAGCCATCAGTAGAACCATCATCAATCAAAATAATCTGTACATCTTTTTCAGTTTG